TGATTGGCCGGCTGAGTGGCCCAGTCGCCATCATACAGGACCGCCAGGATCGAGATCGGACAGGCGTTCGCGCCGGGGCTCGCCACGTTGAGTTGGACGTAGCGGAAGCCGGCCCCGATGTCGAGTTGCGTGTCCCGCAAGTCGATCATGTACAGCGAGTTATCCAGGGCCGCGATGTTGAAGGTGTCGCTGGCCACAGCAACCCGCTGCATCGTGTCGTTGGACTGCGAAAGCGCGGTGGACCCGTTGTTCACCTGCCAGTCGAAGCCGAGAGCCTTGGCGCTGCCGCCCGCTGCCGTGGTGGCCTGCTGGAGCGTCACGGCCGGGGTGCTGATCGTGGTTTGGTTCCCGATCGCGATGATGAACGTGCAGCGCTGGTACTTGGACATGTCGATCCAGAGGCCCGTGATGGCGGCACCTGTGGTATCGACCGGCGGAGTCGAAAGGATCACCTTCCCGAACTCCGTCAGAAACCCGCGATTGACCATTTCTAATCCTCGTTTGAGAGCCGGGAAAGTTACTTCTTGACCTACGACCCGGAAGGATTATAGCTCGGCCTTCCTTTTGTCGAAGATCGGCCCTTAAGGGCGTGCATCCTGTCCTTGAACTTTGCTTCCGCTGCTACCGTTGCAGCGGTCTTCTGAAGGCGACCGGAGACTCTTTCGTACAGATCGCTCCGCCCCTGGAACTCACGATATTCGATGGCAAGATCGGCTTCAGCCCTTTTAATTACAAGCCTGTCTCGAATGACCCTCAAGAAATTCTCGGCCTTGAGGTCGCTCCATACCAGAACATAGACGGGCTTGTTTCTCCCTTTTAGCGTGCGGATCAAACCGCCATGCTGCTGCTGGATCGCGTCGAGCAAAGCGCCATGCGTGTTGCCCAACGAAACCCGAAGCATCGTTCGGGCTGTTCCCCTGGAAACACCTCTATGAGAGATGTTGATGCAACCTTCTCCATCAAACAGCCCGGCCAGATAATCGAGACTGAGCATATGTGCTCCATGTTGGTGGAGCACATATTGTAGCACGATTCCCATCGGGTCAAATGGCCGTTGCGGCGGTAACGCCGGCCGCGGCGCTGTAAGTGTTGCCGCCCACGTACCCTGCCGCGGCCGTGATTGGTGCGGTGCCGGACAGAATGTGGAGCCGATTGTTGATGATCGACCCGGTCGTACCGCTGGATAGCACGATTGCCTTCGTGGACGACGCCGTCTGGTTGGCGATTGTGTTGCCCTCAATCAAGATGCGGAGGCAGTCGGTCGTGGCCGAGCGGATGCCTCCGATCGACGTGGTGAAGGCCCCGATGATCGAGTTGCGGCGGATGATGATGTCGTCGCCGCCGACGAGGTCCACCGCCACCGCCGTGCCCGCGTCCGTGGTGCCCCGCAACACGCAGTCTTCGAGCGTGAAGCGGTTCGCGGAAGCGTTGCCGAGAATGACCCCAGTGGCTTGGTACGTCCCGTCCGCGAAGCTGATCTCGCAGTCGCGAATTACGCAGTCCGCGGCCTGGACGTTGAGGAGGGCAGTCTGTGCGTCGATCGCACAGTTGAACCAGATGTTCTCAAACACCACCCCGGCCGCGGTCACATTACACGACGCGGCCGTTGCCGTGGTGAAGTTCACCTTGGGGCGATACCGGCGACTGCCGATCCCGCGGACGGTGACCCCCGCCACGTCCAGGGCAAGGCCGGCTGCCGCCGTCACGGTCTCGACGTGGCCCGGCAGCACGATAATGACATCATTGTTGCCTGCCGCGCATTTCCCAACCGCATAGTCGATGGTGGAGAACGGGGCCTCGGGGTTGTAGCCCTTGCCCGCGGTGTTGCCGGCCCGGGAGTTGGTGCTCTGGACGTAGAACACGTTGCCCATCGGCGCGTTCGGCCGGTAGAACGAGTCTACCCATTCGTTCCCGGAGCCCGCCGGTGTCGGAAAGTGAGTCTTGCCCATGGTAGCCTAGCCCTCAGAGGCCCAGTCACGGTAGGGACCACACCCCGTCGGAACTTCCGACATGCTGGGGCCGCGGACTCGCAGCCCCGTTGCCAAACGTTGGCAGTAGCCGGTCGCCAGAAAGAGGATCACCCCCTTTCACGAGCCGTGGGCGAAGAAAGTCGCTTACGAGCGAGTCGCAAGCGTGACGATGCACGACTGCGTCGGACCACCACTCTTCGGGGTCAGCGCCTTGATCCACCAGGGCTTCCCGTCGAGCCGCAGCACGAACCGGAAGGCCATCTCGTTGGTGTCGAAGTAGAGGTGCATCGACACCGCCGTTTGCACCCCGCCCTTGGTGGCCGTCAGGTACTGGGTCGGGTCCCACAGGATCAGGTCGCCTTCCGTGCCGAGTTGCTGGCAGAACTCGACCCAAATCATCGGCCGACCCATCAGCATGCCGTAGGGAGCCGCCGACAGCCCACCCGGCGGCACCCACTGCACCAGTTGAGCACCGGCCGAGCCGATGGTCATCTGCATGAGTTGGGGCAGGATCGACTGATCGTAGAGCCACACCGCGTTCGGCAGGGCCGAGACGTGGAGGCGGGAGTACATGTTGATGACGTTGGCCGCGACGATCGTGGACGCGGCCTGACCGCTTTCCGCCGCCTGCGTCACCTTGGCCGGGGCGTTCATGATGCCGAGCGGCTTGCCGACACCGTCGCCGTTGACGATCGCGTCCCCGGTCTTGAACGTGAGTTCCTGAGCCGCCACAGTCGAAAGGAACGTCTCCAGCACGCCGCCCGTGTCCTGGAGGATTTCATCGGAGCACCGGATCATGAGCATCAGGCTCTCAAGATCCAGGTTCACGTCATTGATCTTGGGCTTGGTGTTCGTGACCGAGCTTGCCTCACGACGCCAGTACGCCTGGACGCCACCGAAGCGGCTGCCGTCGGCCCGGCTCGTTTCGTCGATGGCCGGGATCTTGATCGAGTTGCCCCCAATCGGCATCACGGTCGTGCGGCTCAGAAGGTCGTTGCCGTAGGTCCGCATCAGGACGTTGGCCGCGAACTCCGGCGGGACGAGGTAGCCGCCGTCCGCACCGGTGAACCCTTCGGCCATGCCGGTCGGGCTGTTGGCCTTGGTGTTCGGCCCCCAGTCGTTGGCTCGGTTGCGGTTGTCCACCTCACCGAGCCACTTGTCCATCAGGCCCTTGGCCCGGGTGCCCCAGCCCTGCGGCGCGGCGTTGTTGTTCGAGCAGGCCCGGACGGTGTGGGCGAACTGGCTGAAGTTCTCGAACCCGCCGTTGATGCCCTTGCTCTTGGTGAGCATGTCCCCGAACACCTTCTGCGGCGTCAGGCTCGGCCGCATGGACGAAATCTCGCCCACGGTGTCGCGGATGCCGCCCATGCCGGCGGAGATGTCGTTGATGCGGTTCATCAGATCGGCAATGGTCGGCGTGGACATATCAGGTCGCCCCCGTTGGTGCCAAGGTTTGGCAGGAGTAAGTGTGAGCGGATCAGGCCAAGTCACATCCCGTACTTGGCCCGCTGGAGTTCTTTCTTGAGCTTGGCGTGCTCGGCTTCGATCTTGTCGATCACTTCCTTGAGGGCCTTGATCTGGGCCTCAGCCTCATCGTTCACGTCCACGAGCATGCCCTTCTCGTTGACCATCGTTTCGAGCATGTTCGCGTGGTGCGAAGCGCTCTTGCGGTGATCGTCGGTCAGGGACTGGCACCCGGACAATTCCTTGAGGCACTTGGCCGCAGAAGCACACCGGCCGGCATGACCCTTCTTCCAGCCCTTGCTGCGAGCAACCCAGACCTTGGCGCGATCACCGAGTTCCTTGGTGATGGCATCAGGGGTCGGGGCACTGAAGGAGATGGCGCGGAAGTCATCGGGGGACAGGAACTTCCAGTCCGGATCGGCACCGAACAACGCCTTGTACTTCTCCACCAGACCCGACGCGATCGAGAACTGGTTGCGAGCGAAGTCGGCCAGTTCCTTCTCCGCCGGCCCGTCCACTTCTTCCAGAGCCGCAAACGCCTGGAGCCCGCCCATCATGGCCAGTTCGTGCATGGCCGCGAGCGCCTTCTGCGACGGCTTACCGGAGAAATCCGACAGCGGCAGGCCCATCCCGTTGCCGATGTGCTTGTCCATCCACTGGCCGCGGTCCGCCAGCGCCTTGACCTCGGGCGGCACGACCTCGACACGGATCTCCTTCACAACCTCGGTCACACCGGAAGCCGGAGGAGTCGGGCTCGGGGTTGGCGTCGTCGGCGTCTGCGACACGGTAAGCTCCTTTTGCGTCGTCGTCGGATCGACCCAGCCGCCCATAACCCACTCAGCGTCGGGTTCAGCGAACGGCAAGAGCGATGCCCGGATGAATGGGTCCAGTTGCTTGAGGCCGCTTCCTGTCGCGAGACCCTTGCGAACCACCTGGGTCACTAGCGTGCGGTCGTTTTCGGGAATGAAGACCAGCGAGCCCTCGTATGCCTTCGACTGTTCGATCCGCATGACGGCCGAGCCATACGGGTCGGCAGCGTCGTCGGGAATTCGCTTGACACTCTTCCAGTTCTGCATGAACCCGAGCGAAAACCCGTTCAAAATGCCGGAATCGACCAGCCCGAACACCTGCTCCGCGATAGCCGCCTGCGGCCCCTTCTGCACGACGTGCAAGGCGCAGTTCAGGCTCTTGCCGACCCGCTTGACCGTGAAGTTCTTGTTCTCGTCCTGGAAGAGACCAACCGGGCAGGTGCGAATGTGCTGGAAGAGGCCCATCGGGTTTCGCTGGAACCCCGACAGATCCAGGCCGTCCAGCACGAGAAGTTCCTTGACGCGATCCGGCTCCTCGTAGCTGAGGCACCCGTGGATCACCATCTTGGACTTGTCGAGGTCAACCTTGAGGTTCTTTTGCGAGACGCCCAGGAGCACCGTGCCGTCGTCCTGCCCGGCCGTGCCGAGCGGGAAGAATCGGTCCACGCCCTGCTGTTCGGCCATCCGGGCGAGCAGTTCGAGGCGAGCGATGTGGTCGATGGGGTTCGTAATTTCGGCCACCGGATTCCCTGTTGCCAGGATTTGGCAGTTAGTGGACGCCGTTCAGACTACCATTCCGCCCGAGCTTGGCAATAGCTTCCGGAATAAATGCTGTGGTCGGCTTGAAGAATCCGGGCGGCTCCACGAACCGCTTGCCACGTTTCAGGCTCTTTTGCGAACCCTTCGGCGGGCCACCTTTGGCCGTTGGACGCGGCGGTTGCGCAGGCTTCGGACTGGCTGGCGGCTGACCGGGCTCCGGCGGGCTCTGAGCCTCCGCCGCTTGTGCTTCCATGTCGGCGTCGAACTGCTCCCGCTCCATGTCGTGCTTCTCGACGTTCCACCGGGCCTCGGCCCAGTCGGTGCCGACTTGGTAGCCACCCTTCTGGCCACCCCACGGCTTGAGGTCGAATGCCTTGCGGAACTCGTCGTGTGTGCAAGAGCGGTTCTGGGCAATGAGGCTCCAGGTCCGGATCTTCTCGTCGCCGTCGTTGATCGGTGGCGTGGGGAGCTTCACCTCCAGGTGTGGCCCGAACGCTGGGGCAAGCTCGTGTGTGAACTCGTCTTCGATCAGGCCCAGCAACGGGGAGATGGCCTGCTCGGTGAACTGGAGCAGCGAGGCGTAGTATGCCGCATAGGCCCCGGCTTCCTGGACACCAGTGGCCACAGGTGGCGTGGAGAACAAGGCCAGGACCGTGTCACCAGCGTTCTTCCGGCCCTGGACGTAATCCAGTTCCTGAACGCCGGTGTCCGACGCCACCAGATTCACCCCCTTGGGCAATCGCAGTGGATTGCCGATGTTCTCGATGCCGGCGGCACGGGCTTTGAGTTCAGCGTCGAACCGCTCCGCTTCCTCCTTCGTTGGTTCCTCGGCATCGCCGTCCATGCCGAAGATTCGGCCGGGGCGAAGCGTGTTCTTGAACCCGTACCACGTCGCCCGGTCAAGCTGGTTGGCCATGTCGATCCAAAGTTCGCCGGCTGCCATGTTCGACAGGCCATCGGTGAGAAACAGCGGGTGTGGCCACCGGATGTTGCGGATCTCGCGACCGTCGATCACGCCGCCCGTAAGCATCAAGCTGGTCCATGCTGTGTCGCCGTAAGCGTCGTTGGACAGGTTGAGCCCACCGTAGGAGCCAACCGGCATGACGCGATAGGCTCCCCATGGGCTGGAGTCGGACGGCACCAGTGGCACCGTGAGGCCCGTTGGGACGCAATAGAGGCGACGTGGCACACCGCGGCGATCGCGGGCCATATAGCCATTGCGTCGGACCCAGAGCATGGCCGTTCCGGTCACCATGTGCTGCTGGGCGACCTGGAACAGAAATTGCCGACCGCTCATGAACGGATTCGGGCGGCGAAGGAGCCGTGTGAGCGGGAACGACTTGGGCATGGGCAGGGCGTCGTCGCCGTGCGAGGAGTTGGTGAGCGACTTCTCAACAGCGCGGAAGTCGCTTCGGCTCATCAGGCCCTTGGTACGGAGCGTGACGGCTTTATCCATCATCTTCCGAGCACGCGGGCCAGTCGCCATCACCTGCGGGATCGACCGCGCCACCGTTCGCGCGATGGCACGGACCGCACAGAAGGCCCAGCCCGTGACCTGTTTGGCCTCGGCGTAGTGGTTCGAGGCCCAGCCGCCCGGCCCCTGGCCACCGAGGTACGCGGGCAGGGCGTAGTGGTAGCTGGTCTGGCCGACGCCGGTCCGCATCCCGGACTTCTTGCCATTGTTTCCGGCCATCGCCGCAGCAAGGCCGGCAATGACGTTGCGGCCCTTCGGGAACTCCGGGGCCGCGCCTTGTGCCGATGCCATGGGTTAGCCTTTTGCCTTGCAGAATGAGCACAGGTTTGCCGACTCATCGCCACTGTGCGAGCCGGGGCCGACGGTCGATCGCCTGCACTCTTTGCACCGGAACCACTGGTGACCCTTGGGGCACTGGCGGTGCGAGATCATGCACCGGCACTGCACCGAGTAGTAGTCACCGCACGTCGGACAGTAATCGTGGGGGTCCACTTCACGCCTTGCGGATGTAGGTGTCGCTCTTGGTCTTCGGGGT